ATCTTCGGTCGTTCTGTTACCGCAATGGTGTCGTTATTCGGAGAACTAGCGATCATGCTGAAGGTCATGGATACGTTAAAAAACGACGCCAACAAGTCTACAAAAGGTATGATGACGTTAGCGGCTTCTGTACTTATCTTGTCGTTTGCCATGAAGATTCTTTCGGATATTGACGAAGACTCGTTGGCGATGAGCATGCTTGCAATTCTTGAGCTCATCATGACTTTGGTTGCGGCGTCTAAAGCGATGACCATGATCGGCCCCAATGAAGGGGCTAAGGGGATTGGCGGTTTTGTTGCAATGGCAATCGCTCTGCGAATTCTCGTAAAAGCTTTACAGCAGATCGGAGAAATGAAGCCAGAGCATCTTAAACAGGGTCTGCTTGGCGTTACGGCATTAATCATAGAATTAACAGCTGCAATGATCCTGATGCGTTTTGGTAAAGATTTCAAAATGCGGGACTCCGTGGCGTTCATAGCTTTTGCGGCAGCTATACGGATCCTTGTTAGCTCGTTAAAGAATATTGCCGAGATAAATCCCGATCGCTTTGAGCAGGCCATGGTCGGAATAACGGGCCTGATACTCGAAATGGCGATAGCTATGATGGCTATGTCATCTACAGGAAAACACTTTAAGCTTCGAGATTCTATCGCCTTCATTGCTTTTGCCGGATCTATAAAGATATTAGGCGGAGTTCTTCAAAGCTTGTCGACTATTAAATGGACCAGCCTTGCGAAAGCAATGCTCGCTGTAAGTTTGTTGATTGGCGAATTAGCTGGCGTAATGATTCTTATGGGACGATTCGAACACGGATCGTTTGGCGATGCACTTAGTTTTGTGGCCATTGCTGTTTCGCTTAAAATACTTGCCGGGGTGCTGGAAAGTCTTGCCGCTATTAAGTTTACAAGTCTCGTAAAAGCATTGGCAGCGCTTGGCGTATTAATGATTGAGCTCTACATGTTCTCAGATGAAATGAAGGGTAATGCCGGAGCCGCTGGATCATTAATTCTTATGGCTATTGCCATTAATGCTTTTGTACCTGCGCTTAAAGCTCTTTCAGAGATTCCGTTACTCAGCTTAGGTAAAGCACTTCTTGGCCTTGGCGCCGTAATACTGGTAATTGGATTAGCGATGAATGCGCTGAAAGGATCCGAGACAGTGTTATTGGCATTTGCTGGAGCGATACTTGCGATTGGCGGATCAGTTTTCTTGGCTGGAGCAGGTTTAACGTTAATGGCCGTTGGTATAACTATGCTGGCCAAAGCATTAGCTAACGGTGTCAAAGACATTCTCGTAGGAATTAAAGAGATTATTCTCGGCTTCGTAGGAATGCTTCCTGAGATACTAAAAGCTTTAGAAGAAGCCGTTCCGATAATTGTCGAGTTTCTGCTCAAGGTATTGACGGCAACACTTACGTCCATGGCGGATTACATTCCAGAATTAGCCAATGCAATTTTTAGGTTAATTCTCGGGGTATTGGAAGCCGCAAAAGAATACCTTCCGCAAATAGCTACGGCAGCAGTAGAACTGGTTGCTGGTATATTTATTGCGATCGGCGAGGCTATTTCAGCTTATAGTAGCGAAGATATTGAGAATTTAGGTCTTGGTATTGGCGCTATTGCAGGAATACTTACAGCGTGTGCGGGATTTTCTCTCATTGCAGCCCCAGCTATTGCTGGAATCGCAGAGGTTGGCCTCGCGATAGGCGAAATCGCAGCTATTTTGGCGGCGTTTGGCGCTATCAAACAAATTCCAGGTGTTGAATGGCTTATCGATCAGGGGTCGTCTTTCCTTAACAAAATCGGTTCAGCGATTGGTGAATTTGTAGGGAGTATTATCGGTGGGCTTGCTGCCGGGGCAACTTCTTCGCTTTCAGAGGTTGGGGCCAATCTGTCCGAGTTCATGATTGCCGCCGCGCCATTCTTTAATATGGTTTCTTCGGTGAGTACGATTATTAAGGAGAATCTGCTTGACTCCGGTCAGGTTGCTTCCTTTGGCAATAATCTCAAACAGATCGTGTCATATTTGAGCGATTTCGACATCGGAATACAGTCTTTTGATATCGAGAAGATCCAATCCGTAAGCGACTTACTTTTAACCCTGAAGAATCTTCTGCTTAGTTTAAAGTCCGTAGATACTAGCGGCTTAGATAAACTACAGGAAGCTTTGGAAAAGATGGCGGATCTGTCCATTGATGAGCTGGTATTGGTTCTTCAGTCCGGTCAGGCGGATGTTCAAAATGCAGCTTTGAAACTTGTAAATTCTCTTACCGAAGCATTCAGTAACGTGCCAGATCTTTCGGCTAGTATTCAAACACTGATGCAGGGCATTGTGAATCAAGTTCTGCGTAGCAGCGAAATCTTCTCGACAATTGGCAAGCAATTAGCTGCGAAGTTAAGTACTGGTATTTCTAGCGGCCTTGGAGCCGGAAGCGCGACGAATGGCGTTACGTCGATGATGGATTCCTCTTTGTCCGCCATCTCCAGTTCCTATAAACAGTTTAATGATTCGGGTAAGAAGACCATTGCATATTTTGCAACGGGAATTAAATCTGGTTCCCCGATGGTCATTGCTGCCATTAGAACGCCGGTAGTTGCAGGCGTTGTTGCCATTAGGTCCTACTACGGTCAGTTTAATATTGCGGGCGCATATTTGGTTAGGGGATTTGCGAATGGAATAAGCGCAAACACTTATCTGGCCTCGGCGAAGGCAAGAGCTATGGCCAATGCTGCTAAAAACGCAGCAAAGAAGGCCTTGGACGAGCACTCACCTTCTCGGGAAATGGCCAAAATAGGTTTGAACGCTGTTCTTGGTTTCGTGAACGAGCTGTCGGCTGGAGAAAAGACAGCATATAATGCGGCATACGGAATGGCCGATAGTGCTAGAATTGGCGTAAATAACGCTTCCCGGCAAATAAGCGAAATTCTCAGCAACGGCATAGATGCCAACCCCACTATTCGCCCCGTCCTTGACCTTAGTGACGTTGAGAACGGAGCTTCCACTCTCGGAGGAATGCTCGATCTCAATCCTTCCGTAGGAGTTTCAAATAACCTTGGGGCCATCGGCTCCTACATGATGTTCCGAAATCAAAATGCCACTAACGATGATGTGGTTGCGGCAATCAAGCAGCTGCAGAAGAATCTCGGGACGACTGGAGATACAACTATTATTAATGGCGTCACTTATGATGACGGCAGTAACATCAACGATGCTGTCAGATCTCTTATTCGGGCAGCTAAGGTGGAGAGGAGGGCTTAATGGCTAACGCTTTTGTGGATGCGGCCAACATACAGATTACGCCACAAACTGGTAGTGATCGTACTATGGTGGCTACTTTTGGCGCCCCGACACCATCTTATGTATCCAAGTATAAGTATCGATGGAGATATTCTACCGATAATCTTGATAACAGTGGAAATCTTATCTGGTGGTATCCCGAAACCAAGGATACCACCACAACTAATACCTTCACCGAAGCGTACAGTGCCCCGAGTAATGCGACAAGGGTTGCAATTCATGTATATTACACGACGGCTACTTATAAGGTAAAAGGTAAGAAGAAAAATCGTTTCACGTCCGCTTGGCATGATTGGGTTGAGTATATTTTCAGCACTCCGTATACTCCGTCGACACCGAGCACACCTTCCGTTACTATTGAAAATTTCACTTTGACCGCCGACCTTTCGACTTATGATGCCAACAACATGGCAATCGAATTTGAAGTTGTTAAAAACGACGAGTCGGTATTCGCGACAGGGAGAAGCAACGTGGTTACTAATCACGCTGCTTTTTCATGTACAGTAGAAGCTGGTGGCAATTACAAGGTTCGGGCAAGGTCGCTTCGCCTTAGCGACGAAGACGTCATAGTCGAATCGAGTCCGTGGTCTGAGTATTCTAGCAACGTTGCGACGATTCCTTCCACACCAACGGTTTTTACTAATTATGCAGTTCAGTCGCCCACGTCTGTTAGACTTGACTGGGATAAAGTCCCAAATGCTACTGGTTACGATATCGAGTACACGACAAACATTGAGTATTTCGACAGTTCAAATGAGACGCAATCTTCCAGTTTCGATGATGTCGATCATGCGATTCTTACCGGTATGGATACCGGCGTAACTTGGTATTTTAGGCTTAGGGCTAAGAACAATCAGGGCGAATCTGGCTGGGGCGAAATCCTACCAGTTATCATGGGCAAGGTTCCAGCTGCACCGACGACCTGGTCGCAGACATCTACGGCGACGGTTGGAGAGTCGGTATATTTGTACTGGGTCCACAACGCTCAGGACGGATCGTCTCAGACTTATGCGGAGCTTGAACTTACTATCAACGGCGTAACAACCGTCGAAACAATTCAAAATAGCACTGATGAGGACCTTCGAGATCGTACGTCTGAGTATGAGTTCGACACTTCGTCATACGCAGAAGGCAGTTCGCTTTATTGGCGAGTTCGTACCAAAGGTGTAATCGACGAGTATGGAGATTGGTCTACTCAGAGAGAAGTCAAGATTTATGCGCCGCCAGCACTTAGTTTCGGATCTGGCACGATTTTACCATCGACCCTAACGTCCTTTCCTATCGTGCTGGTGCCCGTTGCTGGCCCCGCGACGCAGACTGTTGTGTCGTGGCATATTTCAATAATCGCTACTACTTCCTATGAGACTGTCGATCCGGTTGGTCGAGATATTTGGGTATCTACTGGTGACGAAGTTTATTCCAAGGTCACTAATGCCAGTGGAAATACCGAAACCTTTACCATTAATGCCGGAGACGTATATTTGGAGGGCGGACAAAGCTATAAAGCCATCGTTACTGCCTCCATGAGTTCTGGTTTGATCTCGACGGTTTCCAGAGATTTCACTGCAAGCTGGACGTATGCCGAGTATTACATGGATGCCGAAATCAGTATCGATGACGACAATTATTCTGCTTATATTCGGCCTTATGCTATAAACATGCAGACGGACAGACCGGTATCAGGTCTAAATTTTGCTGTTTATAGAAGAGAGTACGACGGGCGTTTTGTTGAGATAGCAAGCGGTATTGACAGTTCTAGCGGGGCGACTGTGGCCGATCCTCACCCGGCTTTGGATGAAGCAAGATATAGGCTTGTCGCAACCGATCAGAGAACCGGTGTTGTGCAATTTACCGATCTTGCTGGGGTCGAGATAGGTGAGCCTTCGATTATTATTCAGTGGGCTGAAACCTGGAGAGGTTACGGCGTTGAGGAGAACGTAGAAGATGCAACCTATCGTCCTACCTGGTCTGGCTCGATGCTCAGACTTCCATACAACGTTGACGTACAAGACAAATTTGCTCCGGATGTGACGTTCGCTAACTATATCGGACGAGAGCATCCGGTTTCTTATTACGGAACGCAGCTCGGCTCAACGTCATCCTGGTCTACAGAGATACCGGCGACCGATAAAGAAACCATCTTCGCTCTTAGAAGATTGGCTATTTATCAGGGCGATGTTTACGTGCGAGAACCGTCTGGCAGCGGCTATTGGGCGCATGTCGGCGTGTCATTTTCGCTCAAACATCTCGCGGTGACCATTCCAGTGACGTTCGACATCACAAGAGTTGCAGGAGGAATTTAAGATGGTTGACTGGCATTCGTCAATGCAGCAGACATTTGAATATTACAAAGTGGACCCAACTACCTGGGCCGATAAAGAACGGATGGATAACATTCTGTCCGGCTCGATCGAGCGCAATAACGATAGCGAGACCAAGGGTAGCGCCAGCTTTGATACGACGTCGGCTTTTGACGAATGCTACGTCCGACCGTATCTTATCACAATTCAAAATGGCATTAGAGATAGGCATCCCTTGGGTACTTATCTGTGCCAAACGCCTAACGATAAGTATGACGGAAAGGTTCATAGTATTTCTATTGATGCCTATACGCCACTTATCGAACTTAAGGAGAAGGGACCACCGATTGGCTATTCCATACTTCGTGGTCGAAACATCATGGGAACAGCCTCTACTCTCACAAGAGAGAATTTAAGAGCTCCGGTGGTCCCGGTGTCCGGAACAACAAATCTTCCGGTCGATTTTGTCGCCAATCTTGACGACACCTGGTTGACGTTTTTACAGGATTTCATAGCTTCTGATAAATACAGTTTTGGTCTGGACGAGTACGGTCGGATTATATTCGAGCCGCAGCAGGATTTCAATTCTATGCAGCCGGTCTGGACTTATGAAGATAACGAAATCTCGATTTTATATCCGGAACTGTCGCTTAGTCGAGACCTCTACAATGTTCCGAACGTGGTGGAAGTTGTATATTCTTCAGGTGCTGGTTACATGTATTCGAGGGTCGTCAACGATAGTCCTAATTCACCGATTTCTACAGTAAATCGTGGACGAGAAGTGATCTATCGAGACTCAAGCCCCAGTATCAGTGGAAATCCTACTCAGTTTCAGCTTGATCTGTATGCCAAGCAACTTCTTAGAAACTTGTCATCTCTTGAGTATACTTTGACATATTCTCATGGTTACTGTCCTGTTAGAGTGGGAGACTGTGTCCGAATCAACTATAAGCGACAGAATTTAAACAACGTCAAGGCTCGAGTAATAAGTCAGAGTATCAAATGTGCTACCGGTTGCACCGTGGAGGAAACGGCTGTGTATACCGAGAATTTGTGGGAGTAACTATGGAACTGGCAAGAAGCTTACTTCGAGAATTCGCCTCGGTTACGGACGATACTGCCGTAGAAGACGGGGGCAAAACTACTTATGGAACTGTCGTAGTGAGAGATAGTGTTAACTATGTTCAGTTCGACGGTTCGACTTTGCTGACTCCGGTAGAAACGCTTTTCGGAATTCAAAATGGCGATCGAGTACAGGTTCTGGTAAAGGATCACAAAGCGACGGTAACCGGCAATGTTACCTCGGTGGCTAAAACAAGAGGCGTTGATGGCAACTATACTAGAACGATGTCTTCCGCATCTAGCGCGCTCTCGAGATACTACAACTACGAGTCTCAGTTATATTTCTCGGATAGCACGGTTAATCTTGAACCGGCGGATACGGTGAATGTCGGAGATCTTGTTAACTTCTCCGCCTCGTATAGCGACTTTCCAGCTAGCCTGGCAACCGAGCTGGGTTTAACTCCGGGCTCGTCTTTCACAATTTATTCGAGAATAGTGTCCGTCAATGACTCTAGTTATGACGCTCAAGTTGTCAATATGACGGAAACGACCGGCGGTCCTGGAACGGCCGGAGAGGATGCTGTGTTACTCAGAATTGATAGTACTAGGGGTACCGTGTTTAAAAATAATATGGTCTCGACGGTTCTAACAGTTTCTGTATTTGTCGGCAGCGACATAATTACAAATATTACGCAATTAAGATCGAAATTTGGTGCTGGCGCATATCTCCAATGGTATTGGCTTAGGGTTGACGATTCGGATTATGGAATAATAGTCTCGACCGATCCGAAGCTCTCGAACGATGGTTTTTCGTTAACCCTTACGCCAAACGATTTCGATACTAAAGTTACTTTTAGATGTCAGCTAATAGTGTAAAGGAGACAATAAATGGCTATTAAATCTGCCGATCAAATTACGATCGTCGACGTTACAGATGCGTATTCTGTAAATTTAACAACCGATTCTTTTTCGTTTAATGGTAATGCGTCCGGCGCCGTTGCTTCGGAGACAACGGTGTATTCTACTGTTCAGGTGGCAAAAGGCGGGACGGCATTGACTTCGTCACAGGTTTCTATAGGAACAATTACTAAGCCTACTGGTGTTGATGTTACGGTTGGAAATGACGGATTGACTTTAAATATTACTGTAAAAACCACTTGCACTGGTGGCAACATAAGCATTCCGATAACTATTGACGGCGAGGTTAATTTTACAAAAACAATCAGCATCTCTGTCGCGAAAACTGGAGGAACCGGCCCTGGCGCATATATTTACACAGTAAATGCATCTCCGGACGCCGTGGTAAAAAATGCTTCCGGAGCATACAACCCTGCCTCTATTACTTTTTCTTCCACTCGAGCTCAGGGTACTGGAAACCCTTCTGCTTATTCGGGAAGATTCAAAATAGAGTACACGACAGACGGCACAAGTTGGACGAGCGGTTATACGTCCTCCTCAAATGAGGCAAGCAAATCTTATTCCGTTCCTTCCGGAGCGTTAATCATTAGATGTTCGTTATATCTTGCCGGAGGGACATCAACGCTTTTGGGAATTAAATCAGTTCCGATTATTACGGATGGAACAAACGGAACAAACGGAACAAACGGAAAGGGCGTAAGCTCTATTACTGGCCATTATCTTGCCACCAATGCTTCTTCGGGTGTTACGACATCTACATCCGGATGGACAACCGGAATTCAGGCAATTTCTGCCGACAAACCGTATCTGTGGTATTACGAGACCATCACTTACGTCAATCCTTCTAGTACGTCAAACACTACGCCGGTTATCATCGGTCATTACGGGGACGATGGTGTAGATGGAGCAGACGCCATTACTATAACAATAGCTAGCGATAATGGGACCGTGTTTAAGAACGCTACGGGTAATACAACTCTGACGGCTAGAGTTTTTGTCGGTGGAAACGAAGCAACCGTCGCCTCTAATGGTACCGTAACGTATGGCGGAGTGACTCTCGGAACCATTAAATGGTACGAAGGAAGCTCAACTAGTGGAACCGCATCTAAAACCAAGACGATAAACGCCCAGAATGTAACTAATACTTTGCTGATTACTTGCAACTTGGAGGGTTAACCATGGCGATCAAAGCGACGGCGGCTGTTACGATCTCTATAGAAAGAGACATTGCGTCCATTTGGAGATTTTATCAGTTATCTACATCTACTACAGCTCCGTCCGCGCCAACGGACGCTCAAGGTAAAACGTTTATTAACACTACTCCTAAGCCAACATCTATTGGAAATTGGGCTACGACGGAGCCGAGCTATACAGAAGGGGCTACTAATTTCTTATATATTACCGAGCTTACTGCCTTTTCGGACGGTACTGTCAACTGGTCTCTGGTTTCCAAGTCCAGTTCTTATGAAGCGGCAAAGCAAGCTTATAACCTGGCGCATACTGCAAACAATAATGCGGCAGAGGCTAATAATCGACTTGATGCGGACGGTGTTAGTTCTGGCAATATGCTTCTTGACGTGTATGCCACCACTCTTGCTAAAGTTAACGGTCCTAGTAATAGATACCTTTCTGATTCTAATTATTCTCAGACTACTGGAGCATTTATAGCAGAAGCAAATCTTCCTGACCCTAATGCCACACATTTCTACAGGATTACTTATGGAAACGGAAGACGTGGATTAACGTGGTATGCGAGTAACTATATCCCTTTTCAAGAAGGTCAAAAGTATATTATTGGATGTTATGCCCGTTCTAGTACGGGAACTAGAATACAAGTATATTCGAGTGCTGTTTATGGTCTGGGCGATGGTAATGCACATTCATATACTGTTCCGAACGATTCGCAGTGGCGTTGGTATCAGTGGGTTGTTGATTTCCGTGAATCTGGGTCAACTAGTGCAAATTATAAAAAGGTTTATTTCTATCAAGGAAATAGCTCGTCCGGTAATATATTAGATATGTGTGGTTGGCGGTGTACGCTACTTGAAGAAACAGTTGGCGACAGTGACAACCTTGCTCTTAAATCTAATGTTAGTGTAACAAACAATTGGTACAATATTGCTTCATATAATCTTGCCAACAATAACTTAAAAACAGGAGATATTGTAACTGTCACAATTAAAGGAACGCTCGGTAGCGGAAAAACAGGATGGGCTGTTTATAACTCTAGTTCAAATATAGGTCTTATGACCGCAAACGAGTATACTGCTATAAATGAACATTATTATGATGCAAAAGACGGAACTTATAAAATGACAACGACTTGGATTAACGAGCATCATAATAATTCGCAATATGATATTACAACGCCAACATCTATAAAAGTTTTTACTTATCCAAGTTCTGTTAGTGTAGTTTCTACTATTGAATGGATAAAGCTCGAACGTGGTTCAGTAGCAACTCCTTGGTGCCTCAATTCCGGTGAGGTTGAAGAAGTAGCAAACAAAGCACTTACTTCTGCCAATGGGAAGAACAAACTCTACTATCAAATTCAAGAACCTACACCAGACACTAATAACCCGTTTAAAGTAGGTGATACTTGGTTTAAGCAAGGCACTGTCTATGCTCACGACACGAAGTCTGATTCCATTATTTCTTTCGAGGATACTGAAGGGAATAAGACTGTAGAGAATGTTAAAGTTGCTATTGAGCCTGTGCAAGCAGGAAGTGGTAACCCTAGTCCTACTAATATTAGAGCTATTAGTGGGTGGACTAGTGCTACTGTAACGAGAAGCGGTCGAAACCAGATTCCCTCGGTTGATTTTTCTGTTAGTTACGACTCAAACGGGATAACTTGGCGTAGAAACGCGGACTGGTCTTTTACTGCAAACGGTACAAAAACAGGAACCGCACAAGCGAGATATGAGTTTATATGTCAACGGTCTGGCAACTATTATTTTAGCGGGTGTCCGTCTGGCGGTAGCGGTAGCACGTATGATATTTATATGTGGGATTATGCTAGAGGCGGTCGTGCTAAACGATGGAATAAAACTACGGATGTAGCAAGCGATTATGGAACAACAGCAAACAATGAAGTATATCTGGAAAAAGGAATACATTATGCTATAAATTGTCGTGTAAATACTACATCTGCCGTTACTAATCTTACATTTTATCCGATGATTAGATTAGATACTGAATCAGACTCGTCATATGAGCCGCCTGTATCCTCCACTTACTCCATTACTTTCCCTACTGGAGCAGGTACTGTATATGGTGGTGAATTAGATGTAAGTAAGGGGGAATTGAAGGTTACTCACAAACGTGTAGACTTAGGAACTTGTGCATGGGCATATAATTCAGCGAATAAGGTATTTACCACTACGTTTTCCGATAAAAAATCTCCCGTGTCTGGCGTAATAGATTATATCTGTGATTCGTATAAGTCAAATGAACCAGTTATGGGCTATGTAAATGCAGTAGCGGGTATACAAGCCATACTGAACAGTGGATATGAACGTCATTTCTTATTAAAAGATACTAATTATACAGATGCCGCAACATTTAAAGCATCATTAAGTGGTAAATATTTAGTTTATGCGCTAACCACCCCAACCACATATTCGCTCACCCCTACTCAGATAACAACTCTCCTCGGACAGAATAACATCTGGGCAAATACAGGAGATGTAACTGTAACTGGTGCTGTAGCAGAGACCACAGCATCTACAGAAGTCTATAAGTGGGATGGCTCTGACTGGGTACTTACTCCTCTTGCAGATGCGGCATTTGCTACTATCGATGCAGGAAAGATTACCACAGGTGAGCTTCGTACTATTCAGCTTAAAGGCCCTAATGAAGATACTTACTGGGATTTAAGCACAGGCGAATGGCAGAGTCACGGTATACGTGAAAATGTTACGTATCAATATTATCATCCAACCCTCCAAGAGATAGTAACCGCAGAATGGGACATAGCAACGAATGTGAATATCAACGATGGTATTTATGAAGTTAGCGGTTCTCACGATAATAAATCAACCGTATACGCAACGTTTGGAATAAACGGTTCTAGCGAAGATAATATCAGTCTGGTTGATGATGATTACGAGCCGTGGGCGTATGCATCCTTGGAACTTAGAGGCGACAATACTATTGGTCACGTTTATGTATGGGATGATACAACTGATACAGCCGTAGAGAAAGCCTGCACGTATAATCCAATCGCAACACTAGAGCCTAACTATTTAATGCTCGGCGGCTCTGAGAATGTTGATTATGACGGCAAGTCTGAAGAAGAAACATCTGACGAGGACGGAGCCTATCAGACCAATAGAAACCGCTTGATCCTTCACGCAGGAGACAGTGTTAAACCTACAGACAGTATTGAGTTTGTTGAGAACTGTCGATGGGAACTTATAGAAAACAGCGACGGCGAATATCGAAGGGTGTTCAACGATGTTATGCCGAGGTACTACACTCCTGTCTGGCCTTATATGCCCGGAGATGTTGAATATTATCCTACGGGAGATGATTATAGAATCGTTTGTAACGGTTATATGACTGACAGTAAAGGAAGTATATGGTTCTCTATTCCTCTTACACGACCTGTGAGTGAGTATGTTACATCCGTAAAACTCAGTTGCCAACTGAAGGCAAGATGTCAAGGAACATATTCGATTGGTGGTTCTGGTAGCAAGGCGAACATCACATCATACAACTGTATGTGCCATATTAGTCCGTCAGGACTGAATGTAAGGCTTCAACCAAAGAGCGGATCTTTCTCCGGCACAAATAATTACTCTGTATCTGTTGATGTATACAACCTTGAAATTACATTTGGATAAGGAGGCAGATATGTTTGTAGTAATTGAGCTTCAGAAGACTGGCGACCAAATATCGAACATCGTACAGTCTTACACTAACCAAAACGAGGCAGAGTCCAGGTTTCATGCAATCATGTCTGCTGCCGCTATCTCATCTGTGCCTGTTCATAGCTGCATCGTAATGGATGAGGAATGCAGGATTTACCAGAGCGGAACTTATAAGCATCCGCAAACCACGGAGAATTAACATAATGGACATACTTAAAATTTTAATTGGCGGAGGACTTCTCGCGTTTATTCAGTGGGCTTTCGATAAGTGGAGTGACTATCGCGGGAAGAAAAATAAGACGGTACTGGCTTTGGAACAGATCAACGAGAAGCTCGTCAAAATCCAATACACCATTGATGAAAGAGAGGCTGTTCTGGCACGAACACATATTCTAAGGTTTAATGACGAATTGTATAACGAAGTGAAACACTCCAAAGAATATTTCGATCAGACCTTGGAAGATATCAAGACATATAACATGTTTTGTAAAGAGCATCCCAAATTCGAAAACGAACGTACGGTGCTCGCCACAGAAAACATCAAAGAAACATACAAGAAGTTACACGACGAGCATAAATTCTTATAAGGAGGTATCCGCATGGTCGAGATAGTTCTGCAATGGTGCCTACGAGTTGGTCTACATATGCTAAGGAGTCTATATGAAAGCAGCAGTCTACACCGGAACTCGCAACCTCTACAAGCAGATGGAGACGGCTGCGAAGTCTCTTCTTATGAATTCCGACGTCGACAAGATATATTTTCTGATCGAGGACGACGAGTTCCCTTATGAGTTACCGGATTGCATTGAAACAAGGAATATGTCGGGTCAAACGTTCTTTAAACCTGATGGTCCAAACATGAAATCGCATTTTACCTATTTTGCTATGCTTAGGGCTGCTTTGTGTTATATTTTCCCGGATCTTGACGTCATTCTATCCCTTGACACCGACACGGTAGTTGACGCAGACATATCTGGTCTATGGGATTTGGATCTTGATGGTTATTACTTTGCGGCTTCGAAAGAGCCTCAACGTTGCATTGGTGGTCTGCTTTATACGAACGCCGGTGTGACGCTTTTTAATTTAAAGAAGCTTCGCGATGGTAAAGCACAAGAGGCGATTGATGTTCTTAACACCACAGAATTTAAGTGGCTCGATCAGGACGTCCTGAACTATCTCTGTCAGGGTCGAATTCTAGATCTCGACAGTAGCTACAACGTTAATGCTTACACAGTACCGACAAGGATTTACAAGATTCTGCATTATGCCGGTGTACCAAATGAAACATTCCGTACTTTCAAAGATTACAAGAAATACAAGAATATTCAGTTTTCAGATATAAGGAGAATTCAAAATGAAATTTTCAAACGACACCTATGATAAGCTGAAGTGGATTGCACTGATTCTTATTCCGGCGCTTGCAGCATTATATTGTAACTGTGCCAAGTATGTTCCGCTTCCTTATCCCGATCAGGTCGTTGGTGTATTGACAAGTCTTGACTTCTTCCTTGGAACCATCCTTGGCATTTCAACTTTTAACTACAATAAAGGAGACTACGATGAACTGGACACCGCAGACGAAAGCGATCATTGACAAGCATAATAAGGATTTCAACACATCCAATTATTCTGCTAGAATGAAGGTTCTCGGCGGCTTCGACCGGTATGTCAAATCTCTCGGTGGAGTCTTTAGTAAATGGCATGGTGTCACGACCGTACCTAAAACCGTTACAGAGTATCAGGAGCGAGTCGAATACGAAACGGGCACCATGGCTATTTGGGGTCCAGATTACAACAACGGTAAAGTATATTATCGCTGGGGTCAGGGTTCTGGCTCAAAGGCCACTCCAGATGCATTCCGCACGTCCGGAAAAGGCCGATGCGCTTCCGGAGACCTTAAGAAAATTCTGGATACGCCGACCATAGTTACGACTAATTGTAACTATGGGGTTGACACCTTGCTCAAGTCGTTAGGCAAGAATATTTGGTCCTGCGATTATGACAAGGTAGTCAAGAACGGCGGTAAGTGGATCACCAAGAAGGCCGATCTCAAACCGGGAGACATGGTTCATTTCTGGAGAGGCAGTGTTTCAAAGAAGAATTGGAAACATATTGCTATTGTCGTAGAAGTTAAGGACGGCAAGGTATGGATGGCAGACTTTGGCAATCGCTTTATTAAGCAGCGAAATCCTTACCATTATATGCCGTTAGATAAGTACGCAACTGCGGGTGGAGAGTACGGGTCTTATGCCTGGAAAGCCGTCCGCATTTTTAATTTCATTGACGATACCAAGAAACCGGAACCCGAAAAGGAGGAAAAGATTGTGAAAAGTCCTCTTGTAGCTTATCAAAATATTAGTTCCAAATGTTACGGAACGAGAACTCATGCTATTGACACCATCACGCCGCACTGCTTCGTCGGTCTTGTTACGGCCAAGAGCGGAGTCAATTATTTCAAAACTACTGACCAGGATGCTTCTTGCAATTACGTGGTCGGTACGGACGCTATTGGCCTGTGCGTTCCCGAGAACAAGGGCTCTTGGTGCAGCTCCAGCAAAGAAAACGACATGCGGGCAATCACCATCGAGTGTGCAAGTGAGTCAAAACCTCCTTATGCATTTCCGCCAGCGACCTACAGCATGCTTACCGACCTCTGCGTTGATATTTGTAAACGCTATGGCAAGAAGAAGCTGCTCTGGCTTGGATCTAAGGAGAAGACTCTGTCATATTCTCCCAAGGCAGACGAAATGGTCCTTACCGTCCATCGCTGGTTTGCTCAGAAGGCCTGTCCGGGTGACTGGATGATGGCGAGGATGCCTGAGCTGGCGAACACGGTTACCAAGAGACTCAACTCCAGCGAGGGAATTCCGGTTCCAAGAACCATCAGACGCGGCAATACCGGTAAGGTGGTCAGTTGCCTTCAGGCATATCTTGGCGGGCTTAAGATCGATGGTAAGTTCGGAGCAAAGACTGACAAGGCTGTCAAGGCTTATCAGAAAAAGAAGAAGCTGTTGGTTGACGGCAAGGTCGGTCCGATCACATGGAGAACCATTGTTAACGAGGCCTGTCGTAGAATCACCAAGGGTAATACCGGCGCCTCGGTCAGACTCCTTCAGGCATATCTTGGAGGACTCACGGTCGATGGCAAGTTCGGCAGAAAGACTCTTGAGGCAGTCAAGGCCTTCCAGAAGAAGAAAGGTCTTACCATTGACGGCGTAGTCGGCCCTAAGACTTGGGCTGTTATTATGGAGTCTATGCGTTAAACTTCCGTACCCAGGTGACCAAAAGATGTGATATTTTAGTAATGTCACAATTTCCGGCAAGGGGCTCGCTAAACCAGCAGCCCCTTTTTATTTTTCTCGGAGGTCACCATGGAGGAGAAAAGACTGCTGACACTGAAAGAACTGTGCGTATATTTGCGCATAGGCAAGACGAAGGCAAGAGAGCTGCTGCACCGATACGGATTCGGAGTGCAGATCGGCAATCGATGGTATGCTGACAAAAAGAAACTAGATAAGTGGCTAGATGGAATCTCATCTTGACTTGTGGTATTATATTTGGGAGCATTCCCACACCAGAAAGGAGAGAATTGTGGGAAAGTCACTAAATGGTAGGAACCTGGGAGAAGGTATTACGCAGCGTAAGGACGGTCGTTATCAGGCAAGATTTGTCGACCGTTTCGGCAAGCGTCGCACCTTATATTCCAGGAACATAACGGAGCTTAAGAAGCAACTTAGAGAAGAGAGACACGAGGACGACAAGTTCTCGAATCCGAAGAAGTGCGACCTGACGGTCAACGACTGGTTCGATATTTGGCTGAAGACCGACAAGCCACATTGCCGCAAGTCGACCATAGCTATGTACACTGGAGCATATTCACGGCTTCGTCCTGAGATAGGCAGAATCAAACTCCAAGAGCTCACGAGGTATCATATTCAAACTGCGATCAACGAAATGAAGACAGATGCCTCGAGGAAGGACTCGGTAGAAGTTCTGCACGACATGCTCGAGTGTGCCATGGCTCACGATCTATTAAGTCGCAATGTCGCTAAGAAGATACGTACGGACATATCTCACGATAGCAAATTCGTACGTAGAATCTTGTCAGAGGAAGAGTCAGCCAAGCTGGTCGAGACGTGCGCTCCTAACGAGGTACTGCGGGACGTAGTTATATTTGCCCTCAATACCGGAATGAGGATAGGGGAGATCCTGGGAATATGCTGGGACGATATCCACGACGATTATATTTTCGTAAGGCGGACACTTAAGAACTATCCCGGAGGAGGCAAGACCGAATGGGAGTTTAATTCGCCAAAGACCAATGCCGGGAAGCGAGCCATTCCTTTGACGAAGGAGGCTAAGGCCGTTCTGGAGAGACGCAAAGAAGCTCCTGTCCATGGCGAACCGATTCCGGGATTTGAGAATCTGGTATTCAAGACCTGTACGAATCATCCAATCCACACGCACAATCTGAGAATGAGCTTGAACTTATATTCTGAGAAAGCAGGGATCGAGAACGTCACGCCGCATTGCTTCAGGCACACCTTTGCTACTCGCTGTATAGCCCGTGGGATGAAGCCGAAGGTGCTACAGACGATACTGGGTCACTCGGAGCTGCGTGTCACCATGGACATCTACTGTCACGTAGAGGAATCATTTTTAAGACAGGAAATGGCGCTCTTCGGAGAGTTGGCATGATGGTGTCAAATTGGTGTCAAAAAATTCCCGGAGGCAGATTTTGCCTAAACAATCCGGTAGTCATGTGGTCGACCCGGTACAGCAAGTATGATGGTCGGATGTAGAGAATGTCTAGAGATTTGCTGGATGGCTACGGACGTAACTTATCGCAAATTACCGTGTTTTATCGTAACAATGGTGTCAGATTGGTGTCAGGAGTGCTCGCGATTTTTACAGCTCCTTTAGTGAAAGGAGGTACCAAATATGGACCTGGAACTTATTTGTAAACTTTGTGATTACGTTTCTTACAATCAGAAGTGGTACAACGAGCTCAAAAAGCTGTTTTTTCTCCGGGAAGTGACTGCTTTTCATGAGAAAGGCATGCGCTACGCGGTAGCAGCCGCAAAAGAGCTTAAAGTCAAGCCCACCTGGCAGGAACGCGATGCGGTAGTTCATTATATTTATGGAGACATGCTTAATCGGTACAGACTTTATTAACTATTGAAACAAGAACAGAGAGTCCCGCAAGGACTCTTTTCTTTTTGCATAGCAAGTATAAAAGATGGGGTTTGTGTGTAATAGCACAGGCTCTTATTTTTTTCTAGTAGAAAGGAGAAACTATGTCAACCAAGTTGCGTCCGGAGCTATCCAAGAAAAACCCTTACCATCTCAGTAAACACCGATATTACGAGCTCTATCATTTTTGCCTCCAGTATCCAGAATGGAAAGAACGTCTGAATTATATTTCCAGATTGAAAAGTCCAGAATTAAACAAGGAGACATTTTCGACCGATCCGGCCAAACCGGTGGAGCATATTTTCGAGACGGAAGAATACAGAAAGATGCGAATGATAGAGAAAGCCGTTAACGACACTGACGTTTCTCTTGGGCCTTATTTGCTTAATTGCGTGACAACCGGAGTGTCTTATGAGCAGATGGACGCATTTATTGAAATTCCTTGTTGTAAAGATACTTTTTACAAATACCGCCGCAAATTCTTTTGGATTCTCGACAAATTGAAAATTTGAGAAAGGAGCCTCGATGATCATATATTTTCTGATTGGTTTCATTTGTTTGGTAATAGGCATTATTGTCGGAGTGTTGGTTATGAGTAAACGCTTGGCCGAGGCGAAGAAAAACCTGCAAGTAGTCGGGGAGCTGCAAGTTATCGATGATCCTGATGACGGGTTATATTTTTTCATGGCGAGCGACAGACCAAAAGAAGAAATCGTCAGTCACGAATACGTATCGTTGGCGGTTGTCCACATAAATGTACCGCAAAAATAACAAACTCTACTATGAGTAACTGACGTATTTTTTGAAAGGAGACTAAAATGGACGAGGAAATCAGGAATTTATTTAAAGAGGAAATAACAAAGCGTATTGAAGAAATTCGAGACTTACCTGTCGGAAGCAAAGAATACGACGCGGCAGTAGAGAATGTTACGCGAATGTATAAGACACTCATCGAAGACATGCATGCCGAGTATGACTACAGCGATAAATACGAGAGACGAGATTCCGAAGCGAAATTCAGAGAAAAAGAATTCGAGGAGAATACTCGACTCAAAGAAGAGGAGCTTAAAGATCAGAAGAAGCATCAGTGGATTAAGGTCGGTCTTGACGTCGCCAACTTGGTCCTGCCTGCGGCGTTATTCCTTGGGTCTTTCGACAAAGGTTTGGCGTTCGAAAAAGATGGAACTATTGTTACACCTTGGATGAGAGCATTGATTAACGCTATTACACCAAAATTCTTTAGAAAGTAACAGAGACTAAGAACGGAGAGCTCGTGTGAATAACACTTGCTCTTCGTTTTTGCCCCGCGAAAAATGCATATTCTGTAATGAACAAACCAACCAACAAAGAAAGGAGAAACTAATGTACAAGAAGATTGTTAAAACCGTGGTTAAAGCTATTAGAGATGTCGCGGCCCTGTCACTGGGCGCGGGCGTCCTTATCGGCTACACCGCTGGTGTTAGCGCAGCAACATTGTTACTTACTGACAACAAGAAAGAGGAGGTGGAAACGGAGGAGGCCCAGTGATGGGCCTTTTCTTTTTGCTATGAGATACCATACCGAGAAGCCGGGCATATACGCTCCAATTTTTGCAGATAGTTATATTTGCGACCATCCGGTTTATAATCGATGCACCTTGTATAAAATTGGCGATAAAGGGCTTGCCGTGATACAGCAGCGATGTGACGAAAAACGAACATATTGGGACGAGATTGATCCGTGGTTAGTGAACCCGATTTATATACATCCGAGTTTTAAACGAGTGTTTGACGAACGAGGAGGATTACCGGACGATTGCCATATTTATCCGACCATTACCGTACGACAATTAATGTGGGCATTGCGAATGAAACCCATAAAGCGCGAACGATGGGAGACGGTATTCGACAGACGTTATATTTAGTGCGCGAAAAATACAATTCGTTTAATGAAAGAAAAGCATGATGTAATTGGTAACATACTAAATTAGAAATGTGGGTTCGACTCCCACTGCATTTTCTTTTCTTTTTTCTACGCGAAAATCGCAAAGTGTTTAGTGAAGGGGGAGCCTTTGTGTGCTCTCTCTTTACTTTTTGCCAATGTCATATTTAAGAAAGGAGAACGATATGAGACTTGTGATGGACGTTACCGAAGTTATGTACGAAGAATGTAATGCATTTTTTGATGAGTTGGCCACTTTGTTGTCTGACAGGTATGAGGTAGTGGACAGCTGCAATGATGGCGATGGCAGTCGATATTTGATTCCCAAGGGTTCGATGTGTGACCTTACGTACGAAAGCAAACCTCGGAATTCTTTTAGAGTTTCTGACCATTGGAATTGGTTCGCCAGTGAGAGAAAAAACGAGGATCTGGATTATATTCAGTGCTACACAAAAGATCTTCCTGCGCCAAATAGACGTAAAAAATATTGGACAGCGTCCGACCCGATCCAAGCCTGCTCGGTTGCTTACTATGGTCCGGACGATAAGTATCACATTTGCTTTGGCGAGAAGGTCATTGACGGGAAAAGAAAGTTTATCCGCCATCCGGCAGCTGTCGTCGCAAAAATAGTCTGAGAAAGGAGAACGAGATGGACAAAAAGAAAATTAAAAAGATTGAAAACACGCTCGTCATTGTAGGAGGAATTTCTTCTGCTCTCTCAGCCGTTCTGGATAATTGGATCGAACGGCTCGAAGAGCTCAAAGAAAACCTTCCGGAGGAGTATCGTGAACGATTATCCGATGCATACGGCTATCTTTATGTTAAGAAGAATACGCCTGTGAAACGGAAAATCTGGAATCTTTTGATGATCCTTGAGCGAATTCCGAAAGAAGAGCGTGAGGACATGAATCATATTTTCTGAGAAAGGAGATCAGCTATGAATAAATTTCTCAAAGTTACCGTCGGAACTGCGATGACTGCCCTTGTGTTTAAAGCAGGATTCATACTTGGGATGCGGGCTACTTCGACATATATATGGTCGGTCTTTGCGGTAGCGTTATCAGAAACGACTGATATGAGCCTTGAGGACGCAGCCGAGTATATTACCGAGACAAGCGACTCAAAAATGAGCGAGAGCGATCTTGAAAAAGCGAAGGCTATCTTTAAAAAACTTGTCAAGAAGGATTTGGGTATTAATTCGAAGAATGACAAAAAGGAGATCTAATGGACGAGATGATTATTGGTGGAAAGGGACTTATGTCGAGAATTGCCGAGAGAATAATCCGAAAGGTAATCAAAGAAAAATTCGGAGTTGATGCGGATATTTCTATCGAAGAAATGGATGTCAAGGCCGGTGACGATATTACAGCAAGGTTGACTGTATCAGCAAAAATTCCCGGAGGGGATATTCGCAAAATCATTTCCGGAATGTGATTCGCGAAATAGGCAAAGTCTATAGTGAAAGGAGGTCATAACTCATGACTAATATTTTTGAGAAAAAGATGTTTTGGACGGCAGCTAGTCTGGCGCTAACGGTGGCAACGTCGTTAGTAGAAAGTCAGTGCCAGCAAGACAAAATCAAGAAAGCGGTAGAAGAGGAGTTTGACAAACGACAAGAAGAGAACAGAAAGGAGGGGGCTCAGTGATGAGCCTCCTATTATTTTTGCGGAGGACGTCATGGGCAGAAAAGAGATCATCTGTGAATTAGCCAGACGGGTTAACGAACTTAAGCTTCGAGAAAAGGTTCCCAAAGGCAAAGACGAATTACGGTATGCGTCATATTGGGATGCGACCGTATATGAGCTGCTTCGTCGTCTTAGAGAATCTGACAACCCGCCAATGCTAATCATTGAAGATTTTATTAAGCAGATGTCTTACGGCAACGGTATTATATTTTCCACTTCTTATGACGCCGCCGTGTGGATGTTGGATGAGCTACTGACAATTTTGTGAAAGGAGCTTAATAATGATTAAAGTTGGTGCAGTCGTTCATTGCGCTATATTTTTACGTGGAGAAATGGTTGATTCGTGGATGAGGTCGTTTACGAATACGAACGATGCGATAAATTACCTTCGTAACACTCAGTATTTCCGCTGCAATAGCGAAAAGATCGCAGATATATATTATCCAATGAGTAAAACGAGAGAGGTCCGTTTTATGAACGAATATGTATTTCGATCAGAGATCGAGGTTTTTAATTCAACCGAAGCTATTAAAACCATGGACGAGTCTAAAAAGAATCAGGACGCTAAGGCCGACTATGGTAAAGCTAAGTTATCTCTCGTACCTCAGGCGATCATCTGGGATATTGCGGCTATCCGAGAATTCGGAACGCAGAAGTATGGCGATCCTGATAACTGGCGTAACGTGGAACCTCAGAGATATGTGGACGCTCTACTGAGACATATTTCCGCATATGTGGACGATCCGGATGGCGTGGACAAAGAAAGCGGCTTCCCTCACTTATGGCATGCTGCATGTAATATTGCGTTTCTACTTCAGTTCGAGAAGGAGATGGAGAAATGATCGTATATTGCGTATTTTATACCGATCTCATGACGCTCGAAGAGTACGAGGAAGAAATAACCAAGTTTTTTGGTATCTATTCATCGCTGGAGAAAGCTTCAGACGCAGTGGAGAAGCAAAAGAAAAAAATACTAGACTTATGGCCCGATACTTGGGAAATTTCGGACTATATTATGGAACGGATATCTTCCGGCTTCATCATAAAAGAAATCAAAGTAGATAGCGAACCCCAGGATATTATTAAAGATGCAGCAGGCGAAACTATATATAATCGCATAGTGTCCTTATCTTATAAGGAGGATAAGAAATGAAAAAACTGAGATTAACCGAAGTGCTGTCTGAAAACAGGGATAAGAACATCAAGATCGGCTTCGAAAATGGAAACGGCTTCTTTTATTGCGGACCAGTCAACGAATGCGATTTGGAATCTCTCAACGATCGAGTAAGGGAATGGGTTAAAAATGCTACTTGTAAGGCTGAGATTAATCTTACGAGCACCATGGCGCATATTCCAGACGACTTGATCGACCGCGCAAAAAAGTTTCGAGTACATGTTCGAGACAATAATGGAAAATCGATTCCGAAATTATCTTCGAAACGGATATACGACTACGCAAAAGATATCAACACGATCGTGGTGCCACTGAAAAACCAGATCGACCGAGTTGTTAAGATGAACGAATATGAGCGGTCCTATGTTTCGATAACCGAACGCGAAGTTGTTGATGTTTACAATTCAATTGTTAACGAGAACGAAATAATCGCGATTGTCGACGGCATCGAAATCGGTCCTTATTGGGATGATGACGAGTACGGAAAGGAGTGAACTGGATGAACTGGATTGTCTACACAATGAATCGTAAACATTTTTGGAAACGTCATAATTCATATATAAGTGAATCCGGAGCATACGGAGCTGCTATAACAATCGCTAGTCTGGACACAGGTGTAAGAATCACACGCGTAGAACGATGTGGCGATAGGACCAAAGAAGTAATTGTATTTGAATATGTTCCGATGGTTAATTTCAAAGCGGTTAATTTATTTAATAAAAAGGATCTCTGTGAAAAGGCTATAAGAGATCGCTTAAAGCAGAAGCGCATCGACGAAGAAAAATTAGCCATGGCCATTCTTACAGGCCCGATCGAACTCATTCCTCAAGGAGAAAAATTAGAGAAAAAAGCGGTATATGCGACGAAAATTGTAGTTAATAAACCGGCAACGATCGTATTATGGAGCGATAACACAAAAACCGTTGTTAAATGTGGCCCGGACGATACGTTTGATCCCGAGAAAGGCGTTGCTCTTTGCTTTATGAAGAAGTTCTTAGGGAACAGCGGCAATTATTACAACATATTTCGTGGAAGGACTCCTAAAGGTGAAAAGATCATGATTAAAGGAGTGGAAGAATGAAACAGCCAGACCCCCTTAAGAAAGTACGAGAACGGCATAATCGAAAATTTAACACTTTACTGTTTGGCGATGATCATTATGGATTGCCGTCATATTTTTCCGGCTGGGGCGATATTTCTCATTTAGTTTCGAAAGCGTTCGGTGTGAAGAATGTTTCACGAATAGAGAACGTTAAAGAAGCTGAGGAAATGGCAGAGGAGTTGTCGATTATATTTTTCAAGCATTTCTATAAGAAGGAGGGAAAGTAATGTGCTATCTTGTGGTATTTGATGGCTATTGTGGTGATTGGGGCGCAGATTTTTATTGCTACGGGATATATTCGTCAAGAGAGAAAGCTGAAGCCGCTTCTGAAGAACTTCGCAAATTCGCCAAAGGACGTTTGGGTTCACCGGAACCAGAGGATCTCGAGTATTTCGGGATGGATTACGAGGATTGCTCGAAAAAATACGAATGGTTTCTCGAAGGTTTCATAAAAATAATTGAGCTTCCGATGGACGAGTCTCTCGTGCCGAAACATACTCTTTACTTTGGCTATAGCGATATGATTTCTACCAGCGCCCATATCGGAGGACATATTGAATGATCGATGGACTTACCATTTCCCAGACTTTTATCGACGATTGGTATGCGGAGGAAAAGAAAATGGAAGATCTATCTAACATGACTTTGGAAGAGCTTCTCGAATATAGAAACAACATTAATATTGCCATCGCTAAGGCACGAAAAGAGCAAGATAAAAAACCGGCAATCCCGATGCGCAAACGATTTTATGAGTTTTCGAGCGAAGAAGCAAAGACCGATTTTTTGAATACATATTACGATGACTGCAAAATGAAGCTAAAGCATGCTGGTAGATTCGGAGGATTTATCGGAGAGAAAAAAGTAGTTGTCTATGTTACTACTGAATTACATAAAAAAATACTGGAATCCTATACGGTCGAACGTCGCAGATCGAGAAGGCCTACTAAAAACGGTTACCACCCACTTGATGATAATTTTCTTATACTTACAAAGAAGGAGCAAGAATGAAAATCAAAATCACCGAAATTGAAGCAAATGCCCGTGAACTTAGGGAGAGTAACACCCTCGCGGATAATTTCTTGAAATTGCTCGCCCGTAGCTTCCAGAGCCACGAATCACTAGACGAGGAAGAGGATAACACCCTACACGAAGAGGAGCAAGAATGATCGATTTCCTTAATTGCCCTAACTGCGGAGCCCCGATTACTAGCGACCATTGCGAGTATTGCGGCTCCGTTTTTTATGACTGGGCAGCTATTGACACAGGCAAGCCGTCATTCATCAAGATTAAGCATCGAGATCGCTATATTTGGCTCAAGGTGCTGATGGACGATGTTTCTGTACGAACAGACGTGGATGAGCTTGCTTATTATGCCGATAACAAGGCGTACAATCTTGTTCAGTCATCAACGTGCTATCAGATATCCGCGAATTTCCACACCGTTCCTTTTGACGGACCGTACGGCAAGGAAACGTTGGCAGTTATTAAGAAACGCATAAAGAAAGGATAGACTTATGACCGATCATATTGTTAGTTTTGCCATTGGAATTGACGATAATGCCATCGTCGAGCAGATCCAGAAAAGCGCAGAGAAGCAGATCATCAACGATATTAAACGAAATGTTATCAGCCAGATATTTGTTGGCAGATATGGTTACGGACGTAAGACTCCAATCACGGAAGTATATGGCAATGTGATTCTGGATGCGAATGATGCTGAGCTGTCCGAATTTGCTAAGGATCTAGTTAAAGAAGTCTTGGTTGAGAACAAGGACGAGATTGTAGCCATGGCTGCCGAAAAGTTGGCGGAATCATTCAAGCGAACGAAAGCTTGGAAAGACGCGACAGAGGAGGTGCTGGAGAATGTCTGAGAAAGAATTATATTCCGTTATTGTCGACCCGAATGGAGACGGCTGGCTTGTAGGAGAATTCAATGCTCGAGTTTTTGAAGTGAAGGGACATTTCGATAATGAAGACCGAGCGCAGGAATTCGCGGACGAACTGAATAGGCAATGCATCTCGGCGTATTCGGCGACGGCTAAATGCAAACTAGTATTTGATAGACCTTGTGGGCCTAATACGGTAGTATTTCCGGATTGAAAGGAGAAAGACCATGGGAGCTGTGAACGTTAATACTCTGAAAGAAATCGATCAGATTGTAGAAGTTGTCAAGAGCATGGGACAGGTATCTTTCAATGACATCAGCACTCTTACAGGCATTTCGACAAGGAAGATCGGCTATCTCTATCACAATTACATCAAGGACTATCCCGAGATCGGATATTCTCTCGTTAAACGTGGAAGCGGAACCTCCGGCGGACAGACTGCGACTTTGAGATATTCGAACTACAATAAGGCGAAAGTACCGGTAAACGATCCTGCCCCGGAGAAACCCGAAGAAAAGCCGGTAACAAAAAACGGAGAAGGATACCCCGACCCGACAATGGCAAGAGCTCTTGCTAGAGTTGATAGTAGAGTCAAACCTGGAGAAATTTGGCGCGACGACAGTACGTGCGGTGCTAAATATTTAATCCTGTCGTGTCACAAAAATATTCTTAATTGTCTCATGGTCAAAGAGCTTGACAATTACTATGACGAACGCTGTGACATAAAGTTTGAAAGCAAAAATGAAGAGTATTATATTGCTCCGTATCGTATTCTTTCAAAACCGGCCAGATTCATGGTTCTGAAGCATTCCACTACGGCACCCGAATGGTTCAATTATGTGAGAGGAACCGTGGTGTCTTATCTCGGATTTGATGCTGGGCAAACCATGAGCGAACCGATTACGAAAATCGTAGAGGTTCCGGTTGAGAAGATCGTTGAGAAAAAGATCGAGGTTCCGGTTGAGAAGATCGTATATCGAGACAAACCAACAGACGTAAGCGCACTGACGGAATACAAAGCAGTGATGTTTGACAAGTATCAGGAAGTCTTTCTTTCAATGTTGTCAAACATGAAAATGAATGTTGACGGCTATTCTCCCAGCATATTACCGGTCCCTTATATTATTCCAACCGATCAGACCATAGTTACGTGCTAATTCGCAAAATTTGCAAACGCTATTATGAGAAGATTAAGAGCTCGTTTAAACGCGGGCTCTTTTCTTTTTGCATTGTTATATTTTCGAAAGGAGAAAGCATGAAGTTACCAGATGTAAAAACAGCAGCATTGGTAGTATTGGAAGGTTTCAAAAAGAAAAGTCCGGACATTCTTATTGGGGCAGGGGTCGTTGGTCTTTGGTTTGCAGGAGTAACCGCCGTTGAAGCTACACCAAAAGCTCTCGAAAGAATTGAAGCCAGAAAGGACGAGCTCGACACGGAAAAGCTTAGTGTTCAGGAAACTATTAAAACTGCTGGGCCTTGTTATATCAAGTCGCTTGCACTCGCCGTTACATCAACCGGGTGCATTGTTCTTGGAGATCGAAAGCATCTTAAGCGAAATGCTGCTCTTACTGCTGCATATTCTATGAGCGAAAAATTGGCGAAGGAATATCAGGATAAGACTCTTGAAATCGTTGGAGAAAAGAAAGAAAAAGAGATTCGGGATGCTGTCGCGCAGGAAAGGATCGACCGAGAACCAGTCTCTAATCGGGAGGTATTTGTCACGGGCAGAGGAGATCAACTCTGCTACGACATGGCCTCTGGGAGATATTTTAAAGGCGATAGGGAGTTTCTTCGTCGAATAGAAAACGATTTAAACGGGAGAATGCTGCATGAGTTCGAGCCATATGTGTCTCTTAACGATCTTTACGACTTAATAGGGCTGCCTGTTACAACGACAGGTGACGATCTTGGCTGGAATACTGATCAAGCGCCAATCACTTTCATATTTAGTTCCACTCTTGCAGAAGACGGACGGCCGTGCTTGACTTTGGACTTCAACGTACGGCCGAGATATGACTTTAGAGCGCTGCTCTAATACGCGAAAAATACCAAGCATGTTATGGATAACAAACAAATTTTATTTCAGAAAGGAGAAATAAAATGCCGGAAGAAATCGTGAAAGCAACAGAAGAAACTGTGGAAGAAATGATCGAACAGAAGGTCGTCGATCCCGGAACAAAAGCTCTGGCAACAATCGTTTGCGGCGCATTTACCATCGGTACAGTATTCGGTGCGACAATGGGGCCCAAGATTGGGAACGGAGTGAAGAAGATCGCGAGCTTCGTGACGAAGCCGTTCCACAAGAAGAAAGAGAAAGAAGATTCCGAAACAGAAGCAGAATAAAAAACTGAATAAAAACCGTGTCCAAGAAGGGGATTCGCAAAAGCGAGTCCTCTTCTTTTTCCATAAGGAGATCTATATGGGCAAGTATATTTACGAAGGACCCGTCATGGTCTTCGATAAATGTGTCGAAAATCGCTGGAAGGGTGAGACTTATGCGGTATCGGAAGCGAAAGCCCGTAGCAATCTCGCTTATCAGTGGAAGAAAAGAAACAATTTGGTTGCAAACACGGTGGTCAAATTGCCAGGAAAAGTCCGACAGGCATGAGAGGAGGTTATATTTGGAAGATTATCGTTCCAATTCCAACCGGTCTAAACAGGAAAATAGTAGGGCTGAAGCTCCAGAAAAGAAAGAGCATAAGCCTCTTAAGGGGTCGGTGAAGATCAAAAAACAGAATAAATTTCTGAAAGCGTTTATCAAAGAGGACGTGGACGACGTTAAGGATTATATTTTCGACAACGTCATAGTTCCTTCCGTTATCGATCTTATTCTGAATACCGTGAACAATACCCTTTCGATGTTTTTCAAGGGTGAAACGTCAAGAAGATCATATGATCGAGGCGAACGCGAAAATTATAGAAGATACTACAACGACCGGAGAGAGCCTGATCGAGGATATTCCTCTAGACGGAACCGTTCCACTTATTCCAATGTCATATTCGAAGACAAGGACGATGCTTTGGATAAACTGGAAGAGCTGGATAAGATGCTGGAAAAATACAAAGCGGTAAGCGTTCTCGATCTTTATGATCTGTTGGATTATCCGAGCGAGCCGACAGATGACAAGTATGGTTGGACGAATTTAGATAGTGCAAAAGTTGTTCCGGTATCGGATGGGTGGATGCTTAAGCTTCCTCGTCCGCTTCCGTTAGATTAATTATATTTCCATTGAAAGGAGAAAAAAATGAACTTCGGATTTGTCAAAAACGCAGCAAACGCTGCTGCCAGAATCAGTGCAAAGGCTGGTAGATTTGTTTCCGTTAAAAGCCCTGAAATTTTGCTTGGGGCTGGAATTATTGCAGGTGTTGCCGCTGTTGCAACTGCTTTTATGGCCAAGAACGATGTAGACGAGATTGTCGAAGAAGGAAAGGCCGAAATTTACGAAGCTGAGAATCATATTTCTGACGAGTATACCGAGAAGGACCTCAAGAAGGATGTTCTCAAGATTAAAGTCAAGACTGCTGCCAAAGTTGGCAAAAGACTGTTTGTAACCATTCTTCTGATCGCAGCATTCGTCGTATGTGTGCTTAAATCTCATAATATTCTGTCTAATCGATATCTTCAGTCAGCTGCGGCATATACAGCAATCGATCAGAGCTTCAAAGAATACCGATCTCGAGTGGTTGATAAATTTGGAGAAGAGGTCGATTATCAGCTGAAGCATGGGACCAGTACCGAAAAAGTCGAAGAGGAAACTACGGACGAAAAAGGTAAAACTAAGAAGACCAAGAAATCCGTCGAGGTTGCCGACAAGAATACCGAAGATATTTACACCCGTTATTTCACGAAGTCGAATCCAAACTGGGACGATAATGACGAAAACGTAAAATGGTTCTTTAGCTGCCAGCAGCGCTATCTCAATGATCGTTTTAAGACTCGTGGATATATGACGCTTAACGAAGCCTTGGAAACTCTTGACATGAAGGCAACAAATGCTGGTCTAGTAGTTGGGTGGATCTGCGATTATGACAATCCTACTGGTGACAATTATATTCAGCTCCAGGTTAAGCCGGTGAAGCTTCGCAATGAATTCGGAGAATTGGAAGACGCATATAGCGTTGAATTTAATTGCGACGGACAGATTTACGAGAAGCTCAGGTGAAGGGACGGGTATCGGGCCTTCGGGTCCGGATACCTTGAACAAGATTTGATAAACTATCCTTGGCTATTTATTGGAGGAGTCACATGAGTAATGGATCATATTTTCTCAGCTTTGTGGCTGGCGCTGGAATCGGCGCCGCCATTACCTGGGTATTCTGTAAGGACTTCTATAAACGCAGATCAGAAGAAGAGATCGAGGCGATGAAAGAGGTCTACGAACGTAGGAAGAAGGAACGCGATACTGCTGAAGAAGCAATTAATAAACCGGCTGTTAACGATTACGTATCCAAGATTCGCGAACTTAATTACAGCAAAGAGTCGGAGAAGGACGAGAAGCCTTTTATTATTCCTCCGGAAAACTATGGGGAATTCTCCGATTATGAAGTGGTTTCCCTGACATATTTTGCGGATGGAGTAATTGCGGACGATAATAACGAAATAGTAGAAAATGCGGAGGATATGGTCGGTTTCGGTTTCGAAACACACTTCGGGGAATATGAGGAAGATACAGTTTATGTTCGCAACGATAAATATTTTTGCGACTATGAGATTCAGAGAGATCTCCGAACGTTTGACGAAGCCATGACCGATAATCCTCCTCTGAAATGGGAGGACGAATGATCGATCACGATAAGATTGCAGCAGAATATGCAACATGGCTGCGAGATCTTATATTTGACAAGGATCTATCGGAATCGCACGAATTGCTTTTACAGTATCTTGACAGTGTGGAATTCACTTATATTTTACCGATGGACGAGAACAGATACGGAGATGGGATTGATCTCAGATATCGGTTTGGTATTGAAGCGGGTTACGACTTTAATGATATTGTTGATGCCCTTAGCGACGATTTACCTTGTTCTGTTCTGGAAATGATGGTAGCTTTGGCGGTTCGATGCGAAGAGCATATTATGGATGATCCGGATATGGGAAATCGCACAGGGGAATGGTTCTGGGACATGATTGACAATCTAGGACTCATGCCACAGACAAACGACCGATTCGATGGATTATATTGTGAGCTAGTAGTGGACAGATTTCTAAATCGCATGTACGCCTATAACGGAGAGGGAAGCTTGTTTAAGCTTCGCCATCCGAGAAAAGATATGCGAGATGTAGAGATTTGGTATCAGATGCAATGGTACTTGGGAGAAAGGAGAACGGTATGAAACTTGAAATGACCGGAATTAAAAGAACCACAAATATTCCTAATATCGAAACAGCTGTGGACGCTTATAATTTCGCCGACGATAACCTCAAAGTATTTGCGAAAGTTATTAATAAAAACGGTAGGACCTTCAATAAGTTTCGCGATCATGTTCGTCTCGGAAGTCTGCTTATTGTAGCAGGAGCATTTATCTGGTACGCCAGCCTCGATTGCAGAATTAAAAAACTGGAGGAAGCGCAGAAAGAGGAATAAGATATGGACTTCTTTAGAATAGCTACTCGAAAAGCAAAAAGAGGAAGCATCTTGGAAGTCTACCCGAGTTTCATTATTCCGACATCTCGTAAAAGTTCGGATCTTATGATTCGTGGAAGTGATTTTTACGCCGTATGGCTTGAGGATCGCGGAGTATGGTCTACCGACGAAGGAGATGTCGTGGAGTATGTCGATCGCGCTTTGGATAAGTACATTGAAGAAGAGCAGCCAAAACATGAAGAGAAGCTTAAAGCATTATATATGAGCATCTCCGAGACAAAAATGATCGACAACTGGCATAAGTATGTACGAAACCAGCTTCGAGATTCGTATCACATGCTGGACGAAAAACTTATATTTTCGAATACGAAGGTTACGAAAAAAGACTATGCCAGTAAACGACTTGACTATCCGCTCGAGGAAGGAGACATAAGCGCTTATGATCGTTTGATGTCGGTATTATATTCTGATGAAGAGAGAAGAAAGATAGAGTGGGCTATAGGATCTATCGTTACCGGGGATTCTAAGAAGATACAAAAGTTTCTTGTTCTTTATGGATCTGCCGGGACTGGCAAGTCTACCGTCTTGAACATCATTCAGCAGCTCTTCGATGGATATTATTCCGTATTCGATGCAAAAAGTCTTGGGATGTCAAACAGTATGTTTGCGTTGGAAGCATTTCGCACAAATCCGCTAGTTGCCATTCAGCATGATGGCGATTTGTCAAGAATCGAGGACAATACTAGACTTAACAGCCTGGTTTCTCATGAAATCATGACTGTGAACGAAAAGTTCAAGTCAACATATTCAACTCGATTCAAATGCTTCCTTTTTATGGGCACAAATAAACCCGTAAAGATCACGGATGCCAAGTCCGGTTTGATCCGAAGACTCATCGATGTACAACCGACAGGAAACAAATTAAGCGCAAAAGAGTATCGCATGGTGACGAGCAAAATACAGTTTGAGCTTGGAGCCATAGCGTACCATTGCCAGCAGGTATATTTGGAAGATCCGAGCAGATACGACGATTATATTCCAGAAAGAATGATGGAAGCTTCTAATGACTTCTACAATTTTGTACTAGACTCTTATCACGTGTTCAAAGAGGACAATGGAGTAGCTCTTAAAGCAGCCTGGGAGATGTATAAAACATACTGCGAAGATGCAAAAGTTGCTTATCCATATTCCAAGAAAGCTTTTCAAGAAGAATTGAAAAATTATTTTCTTGAAGTCAGAGACAGGCATGCCCTCGAAGACGGAACAAGACCGAGAAACTATTACTACGGGTTCAAGACTGATATTTTTGAAACCAAAAACAAAGAAAAGGAAGAGCCTACGTACACTATCAAGTTTGACAGTACAGAATCTGTATTCGACAAGGAATGCTCGGATTATATTTCGCAATACGCGAAAACCGACGGGAGTCCCACCGACTATTGGGACAATGTGACAACAAAATTGTCTGATCTTGACACAAGTCGCTTGCATTATGTGCTTCTTCCAATAAACCACATAGTAATAGACTTTGATATTCCGGATGAAAACGGCAACAAATCATACGAGAAGAATCTCGAAGAAGCTAGTAAATGGCCAGCTACTTATGCCGAATTAAGCAAAAGTGGAGCGGGCATACACCTGCATTATATTTATACCGGAGATCCAACAAAACTAATGCCCCTTTATAAACCGTATGTGGAAGTAAAGGTGTTTAGTGGAAAGCAGGCATTACGAAGGAAACTATCGAAATGCAACAGTTTGCCGATCGCAACGATTAGTTCTGGTTTACCAACTATGAAAGGAGAAAAAATGGTAGATTTTGAAGTAATCAAGAACGAGAAGCAGATTAGAAAAATGATCAAGAAAAATCTCAATAAGGAATACCACGCATCAACAAAGCAAAGCATTAACTTTATTGCTGATATTCTTGATCGAGCATACAGAAGCGGAATGCATTATGACGTGAGCGATTTAAGACCTGCTGTACAGGCATTCGCAAACAATTCAACCAACCAGGCAAGAACTTGCCTAAAGATATTTTCGGAGATGCATTTTGCTTCGGATGATGTGAGGGAAAGCGTTAAAGAGTCGGAAGAATCTATTGTATTCTTCGATTGTGAAGTCTTTCCAAATCTGTTTCTTATAAACTGGAAATTCCAAGGCCCGAACAAAAAAGTTGTGCGAATGATAAACCCGTCACCGTCAGAAGTGAGCGGCTTGTTCCAGTACAAACTTGTAGGATTTAACTGCAGGCGTTATGACAATCATATTCTGTATGCCCGAGTTCTTGGTTACAACAACGAGGAACTCTATCGTCTATCCCAAAGGATTATCGATTCAAAGAAAGGAGATAAGAACTGTTTCTTTGGGGAGGCATACAACGTAAGTTACACAGATGTTTATGATTTCGCCGCAACAAAGCAATCTCTTAAAAAATGGGAAATCGAACTCGGAATTCATCATCAGGAGCTCGGACTTCCATGGGACAAGCCCGTTCCAGAAGAGCTATGGCCAAAGGTTGCAGAATATTGCGATAATGATGTCATTGCAACAGAAGCGGTATTCGATCATCTTAAAGGCGACTTCACGGCCAGACAGATCCTAGCCGACGTTGCCGGAATGAGCGTAAACGACACGACAAATTCTCTTACAACAAGAATTATATTTGGCTCCAACAGAAAACCTCAATCGGCATTCAACTATCGCAACATGGGGGACATCGATGCTAAGGACTATTCCGTGCACCAGATTAAGCCCATGGACCGGTCATTCGGTGCTGTTAATCCTAAGTG